ATGTTAATATTTCTTTTTCTTTACGTAATAATATTATTTTAATAGAATTATCTAATTTTTCAAAATAGTTATCTATACTAAATACTAATTCAATAGTATTCATATGATACTAAATAATTATTTTATTAATTAGAAAAAAATAATCAATTTTTATAAAATTTATATTTATTACGAATTTTTAATATCGTTATAGATATTATTATAACATTTTAAATTATTTTCTTTACAAGATGGACCCCTGTCATATAACCATTCCCCCAACTGTTCTCTATTATTTGGTATAGTAGTAGAAGCAACAGTATAGAACTGTCTTTCAGATGATGATTTGTCATATATATCATTTGTATCCCTGAAAACCGTATCGTTAAAATAAGAATTCATTGAATTATTAATTCTATCTGTATTAATCGAACATGCTTCGTAATTTTCATTACCTTCTTTTATACTTAATATATTAGGATTCATAAAAGGGTTTGATTTGGTTGGTTTTATACATTTTTTATTATTTACAATATCTAAATCATTTGAATCAAGATATTTTTCTATTCTTCTATTTTTTTCAGATTGATAATTATATACAAATATTGACAAAATCATAATAATAATAACAAATAATACATATCGTGTATCATTTAGTAATAATGTTGCAATAATACCAATGAATAAAATAAACCTTATTATCGCATTTAATTTATCATCTAATGTCATAGTAGCATCGGGAATTAATATAGGTTTAATTAATTCATTCAAATTATCTAACCAAAACATAAGTTTTTATATCCTTATTATAATATCTATATTATAATTCTAATCGGTAGTTTCTTCTCTTCGTCTATCTAATTTAGACTTTAATTTATTCGCGGCTATACTTTTTTTATAAGCGTTTTTATCATATGTTTGTTTTGAGTTTTTCTTAGGTTTTCCCATTCCACCCATCATATTTTTCATAGCATCCATACCTTCTTTATTATTCATCATTGTACTCATCATACTCATCATATTAGCCATATCAGGTTGTTTATTAGCAGATGAGGAAGAAGAACCATTTTCAGTTGAATTACCAAAAAGACCAGGAATATTTGCTGCAAACTTCATTGCATCTTGTAAAATATTTTCTTGTTTTAGTTCGCCATTTGAAATTTTAGTTGCCATTTTACGGCTTACATTTGTTATAAGTTCGCTAAATCCACTATCAGGGTCTCCAATTGCTTTAAGAATATCTCCATTATCAGCAATTGACTTTTGTAATTTATCAATATCGACATCTTCTAAAATCTCTTTTGCTAACTTTCCTAAAGTTGTATCTTCTAAAGATGACATATCAATACCACTCTTGCTTTTTAAGTGTTTTGTCTTTAGTTCATTTAGACGTTTAATAATCTTTTTATGCGTTTCATTCTCAATATCTTCTATTAATTCTTTATTAAAAGAACCTTGGAAAATTGTAACATATTTTTTAACAGTTTCATCATCCATTGTATCCTTGAATAAATAGAATACTGTTAAAAAATGATGACATAGATAATCATCATCTATTAATTTCCTTATGCTTTCAATTGATATATTTTCATATAATTCTACATCTTTAACATGTTCTTCTATAAACCATGATTCAGGCAGGCTATCATCTAATTCGGCATAAGAACTCCAAAACTCTTTTGGTAAAGAGTTAACATATAAAATATATTCATCAGAAGATTTATTAAGTGTAATATAATTAGATTTAATTGACTTCATAATTTTTTTTGAAAAAATATAAGAAGAATCGTCGGTAGTAGCTTTATCATCCATTTCTCCTTTCATTTTTTTAGCAACTTGTTTAAGCCTTTTTATAAAATCAATATAATACTGATTGAATACAAATTGATTTGTCATTTTCTATATAATAAAAATATATATGGTATTCCTTATATATATATATTTCAATATTTAAAATTATCTCGCATTTTTTGTATTTCTTCTAAACTTGGCAATTTATCCTTTTTTTCATCAAATGAACTATTTGATGTAATACTTGCATTTTTTACTCCATCGGTAATATTTTTATCATTTGAAATAAAGTCCCAATTGTAATTTTTATCTTTCAATTCTGTTTCGCAATCATCTATTGGTGAAAAATTATCAGAAAAATTAAAACTTTTAAGAGTAAATGGTAAAGGTTCGCCTTCTTCTGTTTTTGGAACAGGTATAGTAGCATTTGTGGTATTAATATTATTATCTGTTTTTTCAACATTTGTTATAGGTTTGTTATCCAATCTTGTATTTTGTGCTTGATATAACAATCCTCTTCCTGGTAATAATAAATAATCAAAAACCTCTTTTCCAAATAATAATTCCTTACTTGGTAAAATCATAAAAGCAGGAACCGAATGAATTTTATCTTCAATATTAATATTTTTTGCTAATAATTCGTCAATAGATACTAGTTTTATTTTTTTATCTACATCATATCTCTTAATGTTATCTATTAACATAGTACAATGATTACAAAAAGTGCTATAAAATAAAATCATCTTATATATATTTATAAAAATAAATTATCTTTTATATACGAATGAAACTATATTAATAATTATTGTGTTTTTTTGAATATGCACCAACGATTAAAGAAACTAAACCTTTTTAGTACTTCGTCTTTGTCCAATTCCATTACAATTTTATGAATATGTTCTTTTTCATCATCTTCTTCTGGTATTTGACTTTTAATATTATTAAAACATTCCGAAAATAATTGACTATCTACCAATTCTAAATTATATTCTTTACATTTTTCAACAAGTAATTCATAAGATACAACATATTCAGGAATATATTTATTTGTAGATTCAATAAATACATTAATCTTTTTATTATATTTATCTTCCTCGTCAATATTATATCTTCTTATTATAGACCAAACCGGTATTCCTCTATCAGCGGTTGTATATTTTATACCACTAACAATATTTCCTCCATTTTCACCAATGGCTTCCTCAATTCTTTTTCCGTCCATAAAAGTACAAGTAAATGTTCCATCTTTTTTCAATAAAGATGTAACATTATTTAAATAAGTATTTAATGTTTCTTCGCTTTTAAAGAAATAGTGGATACTAAACATACAAGAGCATACGTCAAAACCATTAGCACCTTGTCCAGATACATAAGGGTATTTTTTATTGAAATTAGTTTTATTTTTATTTAAAACTAATTTCAAAGTATCATAACTTTCTTTATCACCAATTGATAATGAACATTCGCCACTATTTATATCTTTACCACAATCTCCTGCTATAAATACCATATTTGGAAATATTGGTTTTTCGCGTTCTTCTTTTTTTACTCTAAAATATTTCTTTCTTTCTCCTAATAGACGACTATATGCTCCAGACATTGGTCCATAAATATTTTTTTTTACTAAATCTATTCCTAATATAAATTTATAATCATTATCAATCCATCTTTTCATATCTCCACCTTCGCCACAAGCCAATTCAACAATAGAACTCTTATTTTTTGAATTAGAATAAAGCATTTTTTTAATACCAAGATTATGAAATTGAAGCATATTATAAGATAATAATGCTTCTCGTGGAATATTTCTTGAATAGTAAACATCTTCAGCATCTAATAAATCTATATCGCTAATATCCATATTAAGAATTGGTGTTTTACCACGTATTATACTTTCAGTAACAGGATTGTGAATAGTTCGCCATATACTTAAAGCAACTTTCAAATCATTTGCTGTTTGTGATAATTCCCCTGTTTTATATACACGTGTCTTATCGTCTCTTACTCTCATTGGTATCCATCTCATTGACACGGGTATATTTTCATCCAATACATATCGATATTCTACAATAACATTTCCCTCAATTTTATCACCATTTTCGCAACGTATTTCTCTACCAGCACTCATCTTTATAAGTGACTTTTCAATACCATCACTATAATATATTGTTGGCTGAAACTTTTTATGAACATATGTTTTATTTTTACCTTGAACAATTCTCGCATAATCTTTGTCATAAATCTGTTTTAGAGCTTCTTCTATAGTGTAATTTTCCCATTTTGAAGCATCATAACCAGTATATAAAACCATCTCTTTATATTTTATACCATCTATCGTAACAACTTTACCTTCTTTAGCAAGAAAGTCAATTGTATTTTGTTCAGGCGGTTTCCACTTAAATACTCTATCCCATTTAACATTACTTGTTAATGCTACAGGCTTATTTGCAAATTGAGAATATACTGCAAGTTTAGCAGGTGTAAATATCAAACCGTCTATATGATAAGGGTATTTTTTAGCTCCAGATAAAATTTTATCACAATCATTAAGAATATCCTTATTATAGATATGATCCTTAACTATATAATTTATAGAAAAGTTTCCTTCCTTGATATATTTTGAAGTTTTTAATAAATAATTATATCTACTTTTATCGTCTTTTTTGTCACCTATCAATGGAAGGCTTGTAACCTTTTCACCACCATAATAATAAATATCAAATGAAGCATATAAACCATTGCTTGAATTATCTATGCGACTATTGCAAGATATATATTCTCCATCAATAAGTGAATTATACAAATTTTTTGAAGATACTAAACCAGTATTTATTACTCTATATGTATTATTAATAAGATATACAATACCTTTATTGTCAATATACATAAGAAGTCTTTCACCATCTGCTTTTTCAGTAACTGTATATTCGGATAAAATACTAATAACTCCGTATTCATCTGGATTAAATACGTTGTTTTTTTCTAATGTTACCGGCTTTGGTGTAAGAAGATGAGGGCGTGTTGGTGTAAATTTACGATTATCAAGACCTAATATTTTAACATCATTTTTGATGAGTTCGTAATAATTTTTAATTACATCTGTCTGTTGTTTTTTTGTAATTATGAAAGTTGATAAATACAACGCTTGTTCCATTTTTATAATTGATGGTAATATATTATCTTTAACTGCTTTTGTTATATCTATATAAAATTCATATCTTTGCGAAGATTTAATAACACCGGAACTTTTAAGAGAATAATGTAAATTGATATTATCAACATCTTTTATATCTGAATCAATTCCATTGTATTTTGTAATATTAACAATATATCGAATATTTGTATTGACATCTGTATAAATTATTCGTTTGTTTATTTTATAAAACTTTCTTGTATCATTCCATTTAGAATTAAACTCTGTTGTTTGTATTAATGGACTTTTAACAGAAGATTCAAAAATTATCGTAGAATCAAATACATCATTTACTATATCCTTACCTTCTACTTTTATATTGTATAAAAAGGCATCTTGTTTTCTATATGTATTAGATGAACAATATCTTAATATACTACTGCTTCCAGAAATTGTAAAAAGCGTGTTTTCCGATGAAATATTCAAAATCTGTGTTTCAATTTGTTCAACAAACTTCTCTGTTTTCATTACATTAATAAAGTTATTATATTCTTTTTCCGCCCATGGCGAAGAATCAGAAAACTTTATTAAACTATCGCATCCTTTTGAAGAAATTAATGAGAAGTGTTTATCTATGACTTTAATTATATTATCATCCTTTGATAATTCCATATTTTTTATACTCTTATATTTATTATAGATATTATAGATTTATATATCAATTTTTTATATAAATAAAAAAAATGATACAGACATATAGAAAATAGAATATTATTTATGACTTCGAAAATGTTTATGCCCATTAAATTTAATACAAGTATTATTTTAAAACCGAATGAATTAAACAATAATTTTGAAAATGTTATTTTAGAAAAACTTAAAAGCACGTTAGAAAATAGTTGTAGCAAGCATGGATATATTAAAAAAGATAGTATTAAAATTATAAAACGTTCAACTGGATATATTAAAGAATCACATTTAAATGGAAATATCGCATACGATTTATGTTGTATAGCAGAAATTTGTAACCCTATACAAGATTCTATTATTAAATGTGTTGTTAAGGCTAAAAATAATCTTGGATTAAGAGCTATAGGAATGCACGAAGATATGGCAATATTAGAGGTTATTATTCCTAGAATTACGTCAGGCATTCAATCAGAAATAAATATAGACGATGTTAAAATTGGCGATAGTGTCAATGTACTTGTTTGTGGAAAGAAGTTTACTTTATATGATAAAATGATTTCTATAGTTGGTAAGATATTAAAAGACAAGGAAGATGAAATTGTTGTATCTGATAAAGACGACGACGCATTTTCAATAGATGATGATAATGATGATAATGATGATGATGTAAATAATGATGGAATAGATATTATTGACATAGACAATGATTATGAAGATATTATTGAAGTAGAAGAAGATGATGACGAAGATAATGGTAGTGTAAAAAAAATAAATATCAAAACAAAAGATAAAAATAAAAGTGGCTTTGAAGATAATGACGAAGATGAAGATGATATTAGTGACGATGAAGATGAAGATGAAGACGATGATGATGTAGATGATGTAGATGATGATGATTTATCAGTTGATGAGGGAGATATAGAAAATATATTAGACAATGATGATTATCCATAATAAAATATTTCTATATAAATATAAAAATGTAATACTAATTAAAATGAATAAAAACGATTTGTGTAAAACAATACAAAGTAATGTTACAAAATTAACATCTACAGAAACATTAGAATTATTTAAAATACTAATTGAAAATAATATAAATTATACTCATAATAACAATGGAGTTTTTTTAAATTTAAATTGGTTAGAAATTGAGACTTTAATAAAAATAAATAATTATATTGACTTTTGCATTAAATCTCAAAATGAAATAATTAAATATGAAATAATGAAAGACTTATTAAATGATAGTATATCTATAAAAAAAAAGGAAGATAATATACCAGATAATATACCAGATAATATACCAGATAATATACCAGATAATATACCAATTCAACCAGCTGTCATTAATTCTACAACGTGTAGTTTAAATCGTCAAAAGTTTTCTTCCAGTATGAAGTTTTATTTACTTAAAAAAAAATATATGAAACAAAATATAATACCAATTAATGTATTGGAAAATAGTTTAAAATACGAAGATTATATGATAAATTAAAAAATGATATAGAAGAATATTAAATTATATTAATAATGATTAAACTACTTACAGAAAAACTATGTTCAAGTGAAAATAACAATGATATATTATGGAAAAGTAATAATATAGAAGTATATAACAAGTTTTCTCAATATATTCCCAATGATGTCGTTGAACAAACAATAAAAATACCTATAATTAAAAAAGAGGTTGTTGAGCAAACAATAAAAATACCTATAATTAAAAAAGAGATTGTTGAAAAAACTATAAAAATACCTATAATTAAAAAAGAGATTGTTGAAAAAACAATAAAAATACCTATAATTAAAAAAGAGATTGTTGAAAAAACAATAAAAATCAAAAATAATACATCTACGCTTTTTAAACCAATTGAAATTATTTTATCTGAAACATGTACATTTAATACATATGCGCAACATGTTAAACAAAATATTATAGACTTTATTTCAAAACAAGAGTTTTCTAAAGTTTTTGGAATGAAAAAAAGTGCTGAAATTATGTCAGGTATTGTTAATGATAAGTGGAATATTTCAACTGCTTTATTTATATCATTCCTATTTGATAAAGAGGTTTATTATAATAATTCAAAAATAATTTATAATAAAGAAAAAAATACTGGAGTTATTTCTACTTTACAATAGGTTTGTACAATGGATATAATATTAATTTATTTAATACAAATAATTTATTTGCAATATATTTACAATATATTTTCTTATTTTTCATTTTATGATTTATATCATCATTATTTATTTGTTTCACAAAATTATTATGATCTATATCATAATATGTTTCACAAACCCTTCCTGTTTTTTTACCTTTTCCAATAACTGGGTCTATTGAAAATATCTTAAACTTATTTACGATTCCTGTTTTACCTTTGAAAGGTTGAATAATACCCCATGGTGTTTTCTCAACTGTCATATCGACAGGTATAGTATTTCTAATACTTCTTGATTTAAAAAACTCATCTCTTTCTCTTTTTGAAACACCCGAATTATATATATCTGTTCCTTTGATATGTAAATTAATATCTAAATTATCATTATCGTTGTCTTTATTATTAATATCATAAATATTTACATATCCAATATATATATTATCATTTTTATTAAAAGACTTAATTTCTCTATTTTTTATTAAAACGCCTTGTTCATACAAACATTCTATTATATATTCTATTTTTTTATCAAATTTTTTATCATATATACTTAAAATTTTTTTCATTAACTTTTCAAAAGATTCGGAATCTAAATTTAAATAAATAGATAGAGTTGTATTATGTTTATCAATATAATCTATTTCTATCATATTTAATACATCTTCTATATTATCATAATCAATAACAACATTATCTGTTATTTTTTCTTCATTATATTTTTTATCTTCAATTACGATACTTAATTTATTAGAATATTTCAAATCATTTATTATTACACGGATTCCATTTTTATGAATTATAATATAATAACCATTTAATAAAATATAAGGGTATATTGATTTATTTACAGTATACATTAATAAATCTTTATCTATAGCCATTTTTTCACACAATGTTTCAAAATTTATAAAATAAATATTTAATTTTATATAAATATCAATTAGATTAATTAAAGAGTTTTGAGTACGTTTTAATAAATGCTTATAAACCTCGCTGCGATATCCTGATTTATCAATATGTTTATTTTTACTATAACATTGTGGTTCGTCTTTTACATTGTCTCCAAACTCATATTCATATACATTACCTTGCGATGTATTTATTTTTACTTTACCCATTTGAAATAATGACTTTGGAAAATAATTAATATTCTTCATAATCCCACAATCCAATGCGTTATCAGTTATTATACGATCTACTTTTATACTATCTCTATATTTTCTTGTAGATATTCTTAAAGCATGTATATCAATAGTTTCTTTATTTTCGTCATCATCTATACTAGCATGCATAAAAACAGTAACATTTCTTTCTTCTAATGGTAAACTTTGATGTCTGCAATTTCTAATTCCTCTACCTATAATTTGATCTGGTCTATTAAAATGATACCATGGTTCTATTAAATGTATTTCGCGAGCATTGTAAAAACTTAATCCTTCGCTAGCAACAGGTGTAATTAATATTACTTTTATCAATTCTCCATTACTGTTTTCTGGTTTATTAATTTTTTTTATTAGATTATCTATATTTGTAGATCCCATAATTTCTTTTTTATCACTTGTTAATATACAATATTTTGGAGTTTTCACATTATCGTAAATAGGTTTGTCATGAACAATATCAGCATTTGCTAATATATTATTAGTTCCTTCGCGCGAATATCCTAAATGCTCAAGACATACGGCGAAAGGTAAAATACCTGATAATAAAAACCGTGAATAAATAACCACGATACCTTTTGACTTTCTAATAAAATTACACATATTCAAAAACTTCCCGGAATGTTTCCCTAAATGTTCCTCATCTGGGTATAAAGCATTTTTATATTTTTTATTGTATCTCACCGATATTGGATCAGCAGCTTTAGTTTTTGTAAAAAATGTATAAAATCCATCACTTCCAATATCTGTATCATAAACAATATTCATAGGTTGTAATAACTTCATATTTTGATTTTGTTTATTTCCAACACTTTCTTCATCTATATCGTCGCTAATATCTTCGTCTTTTATTAATTTATTATAACCTAATTTATCTATAATATTTTTTTGCGATATTCCTAATTTTGACGTTATAATACCATCGCGAATATGTTTAAGCCAATTTAATTCCTTTGTATTTATAGGTTTATTCGATGGATCATTTATTGGAGACTTTTTTAATATTTTAATATTACTATTGGATGGGTTTAACTTTAACGCAAAAGTAAATGGATTTTTTCCACGCAAATAAGAAATATATGTAGATGTTAATTTTTTAATTAAATTCATTACATTTTCATCAATTTTTAGTTTAATATTATTAAATATTTTAGAATTATCTTTTAATATATCAGTTCGTTTATCATTTATTAACATTAATTTGAATAAGTCTAAAATATCTCGTGGTTCATTATACATAGGTGTAGCAGATAATAATATTAAACGATTATTTACACCATCTATTAAAGACTTTGTTAGAGCAATAAATGAATCCTTGTCTTTTTTATTAGTACTTCTCACATTATGAGCCTCATCAATAATAATTACCTTATTTTCTACAATTTTATCTGAATAATTATCTTTAATATATTTTGAAAATCCATCATATGTAAAAACTCTGTATCTGCTTTTTAATATTTTTTTTAGATCAGTATTCATTTTATTTTTATTATTAAAAGATGATTCATAAATATTAATAAGTTTAACATAATTATCTCCCGTACATTGATTAGTAATATTTTTAAAAGTATGATTATCAATATCGAATATTTGCGATTTAAAACTTTGTTTTAAAGAATGAGGCATTATAACCCATATCATAGGTTCGTTTAATGTTGTGTGTGGAGTTAATAGAGATTCTGATAATGTAATAGCCGAACATGTTTTACCAACTCCAACACCATGATACAATAATATACTTTTATAAGGTGTTCTATATGAAATATACTGACTAACAAAATGTTGATAAAGTGCTGTTTCAAAAGTTCCACATAATCTATTTGAAACTTTATTAAAGTCTTCTATAGACCTTATAATAGGAAAGTCTGGTATTTTATGAATTGCAAACTCCATATTATTAGCAATTTTAGATGTAA